CTACAGTCGTGTTCTTGAAGATCTTAATTGCACCGACAAAGAAGTCAGAAACTCATTCGGAAAAGACAGGCTCAAGCAGGTCAGGTTTCTGGAAGAATGGATGGCAGACTTAGATCGCCACACTTCTAATCGTAAGGCGTCAAAGGTTCGGAAACCCAGGAAGAAGAAACAGAAGCTGGCAGTTGATGTTGTCAAGAGGATCAAATATCAGAAAGAGTTTAAGCCTTTCAAGATTGTCTCGATTCAACCAACTGAAATTGTCGGAAGTCAACAACTCTGGGTTTACAACACTAAATATAAGCAGATGGTTATGTTTAATGCTTCTGGTCCCGCAGGTCTTTCGATGAAGGGAACAACTATAACTGGATTTTGTAAAGAGGAATCACAACAGAAAACTCTTAGGAAACCAGAAGAGCAAATCAACAAGGTTCTCAGTGGTGGTAAAATTATTCTCAGGAAATTCATGAGCGAGATAAAGACTAAAAGTAGAGTTCCTAATGGCAGGATCAATGAGAATTGTATTCTGCTCAGGGTTGTCAAATAATTGAATCTGGAGATTTGAAAATTATTATCGTTGATCTACAACAAATTATGGTGGCCAATCTGATGATCCAGATTGGTAAAATGAAAAAAGAAGAAGTTGATGAGTCTCTTCTGAGACACATGATTCTTAATTCAATCCGTTCTTTCAAAACAGCATATTCCAGCGATTATGGCGAGATTGTTATCGCCTGTGATTCTAAGAACAGCTGGCGTCGAGAAGCTTTCCCCTATTACAAAGCCAATCGAAGACAACAAAGAGAAGAAGAACAGCTGTTTGATTGGAAACTTGTCTTTGAGTCTTTCGGTAAAATCAAAGAAGAGCTCAAGCAATTCATGCCCTATAGGCTCGTTCAGGTTGAGGGTGCTGAAGCCGATGATATTATCGCGACTCTCGTTCATAAGTTTGGTCCCGAAGGAAAACGCATACTGATTCTTTCTGGTGACAAAGACTTTATCCAGCTGCACAACTATATGGGCGTGGAACAATATGATCCCGTGAGAAAGAAAAAGATCTATCACGCATATCCGGATCTCTACAAACAAGAACATATTATCAGGGGCGACAAGGGTGACGGTATACCCAGCATCCTGATGGGAGATAATTCTTTAGTTTTGCGAGAGAGACAAAAACCTTTAAGAGAATCTAAAATAAATAGTTGGTTAGGTAAAAGACCAGAAGAATATTGCGATCATATGTCTCTGCAGAGATGGTATAGGAATCAACTCTTGATCGATCTAGATATGGTGCCGAAATCCATATCAGAAAAAATTATTCAAGAATACGAAAGCCAAGCTGGGAAAGACAGAAAATCAATTCTTAATTATTTTATCAAACATCGACTCAAAAATATGATGGAGAAAATAAATGACTTCTAGGAGATCACATTGTTAAAAGAATCCCTTTCTGCTATTATCAACAAAGCCGCACAAATAGACGATACCAAAGAGCGAGTAGAATTCCTTCGAAGGCATGAGTCGGCGCCACTAAAGGTTGTGTTGAGGTGTGGCTTACACCCAAAAATTAATTGGCTTTTAGAACCAGGAACGCCTAAATATAAACCGAATAGAGAATATCCTGACCTTCAGGGTATGTTATATTCGAGGACTAGACTTTTATATATGTTTATAGATGGAACTGGCAATCATATTCCGCCACAGAAAAGAGAAAAGCTGTTTGTTGAGATGTTAGAATCGATTCTTCCTGAGGATGCAGAGCTTCTCATACAAGTTAAAGACAAACAGCTACCAAAAACTATAAACAAAAATATTTTCAATAAAGCTTTTCCAGCAGAAAAAATCTAAGAGAGAGGGAAATGGGAAAAACCATTAATAATAGAAGATACTTTCAAGATCTAGAAGAGGACTATGATGTTTGGGATACAGACCGAGAAGGCAACCGTCGAAAGCGAAAAGAGAAACGCATCGACAGAGCTCTCAGGACTAAAAACATTCAGGAACTGGTTGACCTAGACGAAGAGTTGGATTGATTGTGCAAGAAAACCTCAATACTGTTATCGCTAAAATAACAAAAACCGGAGAATATAAATCTTCCGGGCGAAATTTTACAGCTTTATCAGTTTGGGATATAGATGACACTTTGTATACGACGCCAGGAATAAAAATTTTATTAAAAGATCCTAAGACGAAAAAAATTATTAGAACATTAACTACTGCAGAGTATGCTAATCATCACAAATCGAATGATTATGAATATGATTTTTCTCAATTCACTGATCCACAATATTTTTCTGATAAAGCCATAAAAACAACTTTGTTTAATAAAGCTATACAAGAATTTAGGGATAAATCAAATTTTTTTATAATATTGACAGCAAGAAGCAATATGTCCATCAAAAGTCAAAATGATAAAAAAATAGAAAATGAAATGTTTACAGCAATGACACCACAGCAACGAATAAAAATGCAAGAACAAAGTGCAAAAGAAATATTTTTAAAAAAATTTAGAAATGATGGATTGCAAATATACAAAAACGATCCAGGCGCGCATGTAATAAGAATGGGGTCTTTGAGTGCTGGATATGATAAGGGTAAAGTCATAGCTGAAATATTGAGAGCGGCTGATAAATCTCAAACCAAAATACAATCAGTAAAATATTGGGATGATAGTTCTGAAGAAATAAAAAATATGCGAACAGCCTCGTCGTTGTTTAAAAATATTAAATTTACTATAACAGAAGTACCGAGAAAACATGCCAACTTATAAGTTTAAAAACAGAAAAACTGGTGACGAGTTTACAGAGTTTATGAAAATCTCAGAGCTTGATCCATACAAAGAAGCAAATCCAGATCTCGAGCAGGTTCCAAACGGAGCTCCTCTTATTGCTTATAGAAATCTAGGCAGTGAGATAAAAGTTGATGGCGGGTTCAAGGAAGTTCTACAGAAAGCAGCCGAGGCGCATCCCCTTTCTCCACTGGCAGATAGATATATGAAGAAAACAGCAAAACAGTTGAAAACTGAAGAAGTCGTCAAAAAACACAGAAGGCGTTCCGGTAAAACATAGTAAAGGGTAGTTATGAAAAGATTGTCCAGAAAACAAAGAAGAATGATAGAACATGGAGATCTTGACGAAAGCGAAATCTTGAAAGAAAAAATCTTCAAGATACGTACCGTAAAACCGATAACTGAAAACCAAAAACAGGCATTCGAAGATTTTTATGAAGATCAAAATCTTCTGCTCACGGGATCTGCAGGAACGGGCAAAACGTTTATAGCGTGTTATCTAGGTTTGAATGAAGTTTTGCAAAATCCAGAAACCTACAATAGTTTGACAATTGTCAGGTCGGTTGTTCCAACAAGAGACATGGGATTTATCCCTGGCAAGATTCAAGAGAAGCAACAAATCTATGAGATGCCATATGTTTCTATTTTTCAAGAAATGTCTCTTGATGATGATAAAAAATCCTATGACAAACTAAAGGGGGATGGTCTGGTCAATTTCATCAGCACCTCTTTTATTCGTGGGCACACCCTTAGAAACACTATCGTTGTTGTTGATGAGATTCAGAATATGAATTTCAACGAACTATGGACGGTGATTACCAGAATTGGAAAAAACTGCAGAATCATTTTTTGTGGTGATATTAAACAGAACGATCTCTATAATCAAAGACAGCAGTCTGGATTTGAGAACTTCTTCAAGATCATCAATAATATGCAATCGTTTTCTACCACAGAATTTAACGTGAATGACATCGTTAGAAGTGACGTTGTTAAACAGTTTATCACAGCAGCCGAAAAACTCAACATATCACCAAATACGTAAATGAAAAAGAAATTCAAACATAATCTAGTTTGGCCTACTCCGGATTTAGAAACGGAAATCATCAACGGTGGTCGACATTATATCGTAAGAGAAGATGTTAAGTTTCCAAGCGTCACAACTATTCTTGATGGCACAGCAGATAAGACTTGGCTACAAGAATGGAAAGCCAGAGTTGGTGAAGAAGAAGCTGAAAGAATATCAAATCGTGCTAAGAACAGAGGAACTCTTATGCATGAGATGGCGGAAGATTATACGCTAAACAAAGAATTGAAACCTGTTTCTCCCATCGCAACTATGGTCTTTCAACCCATCAAAAAGAAACTTGACGCCCACGTAGACGAAATAATGTTTGTAGAGGGATGTCTTTGGAGCGAGAACCTACGAGTAGCAGGACGTTGTGATCTTATTGCATGCTGGGATGGAGTACCAGCCATCATAGATTATAAGACTGCTTCGAAAGAAAAATGCAAATCGCATATCACAGATTATTTTCTTCAAACATCTTTGTACTCGTATATGTTTTGGGAAAGAACCAATATTCTGGTTGATGATATCGTTATCCTGATATCGGTAGAAGATGACCCAGAGGCTCAGGTTTTCCGAGTAAAAGCTTCAGATTATTTACAGGAAGCCAAAGGTAGGATAAAAGCCTATGAAAAAGCCTCTCTCGAGCCTCTCGAGAGGCGTTTAGAGCCTAAATAAGGCTTTCCTAGCCCCTCCCCAGAGAGCGCACTCTCGGGCTCGAGAGAGGCTTTTAGGGGGTTTAAAAAACCTAATAAAAACAAGGGGCGTAATATTAACGTTTTTTAATGAAAAAGTTAGAAAAAAGGTTGTTTTTTCTCTCTTAGCCGAGTATACTGACAATATCGCGTTGAAGCGAATAACTCTTTTGAAGGATCTTATATTATGGCACATATGCTTGAGCGTCTCGCTGATGGTTCTTACTCTATGGCTTGGACTGGCGAAACGCCTTGGCACGGTCTCGGGAAGCAAGTTCCTGCTGACCTCACTCCCGAACAAATCATGAAAGAGGCTAATCTCGACTGGGAAGTCGAAAAGGTTCCCGCCTATGCCGATATCACAGTCGGTAAGAAAGTCGAGCGAGTCGCAGTTGGTCGTTCTGCTCTTGTCCGCAAGACGGACGGAAAAGTTCTTGACGTAGTTGGCGATGACTGGAATCCTCTGCAAAATGCCGATGCTTTCCAGTTCTTCAATGACTTCATTGCAGCTGGTGACATGTCTATGCATACCGCTGGATCCATTCAGGATGGACGGCGAGTTTTCGCCCTCGCTAAAGTGAACGAGTCCTTCGAAGCAGTCAAGGGCGATCGTGTTGATTCGTACCTTCTTCTTTCGAATCCCCACCTTTATGGCAAGACCATCGACATTCAGTTTACGCCCATTCGGGTTGTTTGCTGGAATACTCTTTCGATGGCTCTTCAGGGTTCGGATCGCAATCGTGTCGCGGTTTCCCACCGTACTGAGTTCAATGGCGATTCAGTGAAAGAAATGCTGGGTATCGCCAAAGAAAAGCTTCAGACCTATAAAGAAGCTTCCCAGTATCTTTCTTCGAAGCGTCTGCTGAATGAGACTGCCACTGAGTATTTCTCTCGCGTGTTCGGAACTAAGATGACCAAGAAAGAAGAGAAAGCTTCGGAGCCTTCACGAAACGCTCGGATCGCCCTCGATATGCTGCAACAGCAACCTGGAGCCCAGTTCGCCGAAGGCAGTATGTGGCAAGGATTCAATTCCGCTACGTTTGTTATTGACCATATCATCGGTCGAAACAATGACAATCGTATGAATTCCGCTTGGTTTGGTTGGGGTCGTACTAAGAAGATCGAAGCAATGAAGATCGCTATGGAGATGGCAGATTCGGCTCCTGATCTCAGGTCTAAACGCCAGAAAGTTGCTGCATGATAT